GTTCCTGGGTCTGCAGCAGTTGTGGAACTATCGAAGTTGTATGTAATGCCATAAGCATCAATACCAGCATCACCTTGTGTACCTTGAACACCCTGAATACCTTGGATTCCTTGAATACCTTGGATACCCTGAATACCTTGGATACCCTGAATACCTTGGATACCCTGGATTCCTTGAGCACCATCTGTTCCTTGAGCCCCATCTGCTCCTTGAGTTCCAGTAGTTCCCTGAATACCTTGAATGCCCTGGATTCCTTGAGTTCCAGTAGTTCCCTGAATACCTTGTGGACCGGCAGATTCAAATGCAGTGATAGTTAAAACATCACCAACGGCCGCCCCAGATGTCAATACAACACTTGTTCCATTAGTAGCAGTGAAATCATCTGGGTCTAAGTGGGAACCATTAAGGAAAACATCAAGATTTCCAGCAGAATATGCTAAGGTATTTGTATTATCATCTACTCCACTGAAAGTTGTTTGATTCGCAGTTGCAGTATAAGTAAATGAAGACCTAGTGAAACTTGAGCCTTGGACACCCTGAATACCTTGGATTCCTTGAGTGCCTGTTGTTCCTTGAATACCTTGAGAACCATCTGCGCCTTGAGTTCCAGTAGTTCCCTGAATACCCTGGATTCCTTGAGTTCCAACTGTAGATGGGTCTACCCAATCAGTTCCTGTTGCTGTTGACTTGAGAATATAACCACTAGTTCCTGAATCATTATTGGAATCATAAAATGCGCCAGTAACTTTTAAATCACCATTAACATCTAGAGCTACCGATGGTTGTGTAGAACCAATACCAATATTTCCTGCAGTAAAATATGCGTTATAACTATCAGTTCCTGTTCCTACCCTAAATGGGTTGATGACAATAACTGTTGTTCCAATACCTACATTTTTGGATGCGTAGAGATATCCGTCGTAAGTGTTGAGAGCTACTTCTCCTAGTGGCAGCTGCCCCGGGGTCGGAATTTTGCCATATACAGCCGACCGTTTTAGCTTGATTATTGGATCTGCCATCTTTTAAGCGTCTATGTAGTCATTTCTACCAGTATATACTGGCATTTTTAATATTTATGCGAAATCTCCTGCGTCTTTAGTTGTTCTTTTTGTCTTTGGTAACTTTGTTTCTAGTTCTGCAATAGTTTTATTAAGACCTTCAATAGTTTGTCTATACTTTAATTCTCTTGCTTCTAAAGCAATATTTTGATTAATAGCATCAAAATATTTGTTTTGATATATTGCAATCAAATTCTTATAATCCTGTTCATCCATAAAAAAGAGGGAGATTAACTCCCTCTATTTAGAGTATGTTATATTGATCAGAATGAACCGCCATCAATTGTTGCGTTTGTGATTACAATCGTGTTGCCATCACATCCAATTACTTCATCAGTTGTGCCACTGCAACCAGAGACATACAGAGAAGCAACTTCTAATGCACCACCAGTGTTGTTGGTCAGAACTCCAGAAGATTCTGAAACATCTGCGGAAACAACAACTCTTGAAGTACTATCATCCCAGTAAACACCTGCTTTTTTAGCAGAACCGGAATAATAGTTGAACAGAACACCAATGTCCTTATTTAGGTCAGATGATGGTGCAGATCCATCAACCATACCAAGATCAAGAAGTTGGTCTTCAATGGTTGTCTGAGAAGTATTAACCTGCGTTGTTGAACCATTGACATAAAGATTTCCAGCAACAGTCAAGTTCTGAGCAAGTTCAACAGCACCAGTGCTATCGGTAATTGTAATAGCGGCAGTGCCATCATTTGCCTTAACAGCAGATGCTTGAACGGTTGGAGTTGTTACTGAAGTTGTAACTGTAACAGCAGAAGGAAGACCAATTGTTACTGTTTGACCAGAAGCAGATGTTTCAATTTCGTTTGCAGTACCTGCAATAGTTAGAGATTGTGAATCAAGATCTACAGCACCAGTTCCAGAATCTCCAGCAACATCAAGATCTTGAGCGGTTACTTGAGAATCAACATAAGATTTAATTGCCTTTGCTGATGCTAAGGTATCATCAGAAGCAGAAACGGTGGCAAGATCAGTGTCAACCGATGTAATTGCAGTTCCGCTACCAAATGTAGTATTGGTTATTGTTGCATTTGTAATCGTTGCGGTTGCTACTGTAGCTGCTGTAGCAACATTAATATTATCTAACTCAACAACACCAGCAATATCGTGCGTTGCTCCATTGACATCCAGAGAACTTGTTACTGTAAGAATGCCAGCAATAGTAACATCATCAGGTAGACCAACCGTTACAGTTCCATTTGATCTAGAGACATTAACCTCGGCATCAGTTCCAGCAATCGTGAGAACAGCACCACTAGCACTATCAGCAAGAGTTACATTTCCAGACGAAACTGAAAAATCTCCATTATCAAATGATGCAACACCCTTATTAGAGTCTGTTGCATCTTCTGCAGCAATAGTGATTGTATTATCACTTACTGTGGTGTCAATGGCTTCCCCACCAGTAAAGGTTAATGTATCGGTTAAAAGGTTAACATTGTCATCAGAACCAGAATCAGCACCAACTGTTAAAGTAGCTACTGCATCAATGAATGATAGAGTTCCAGAACCATTTGTGGCAAGAACCTGATTATTACTACCATCTGTCCCTGGCATTGTATATGTCACAATACCCGCAAGACTATCAGGTGCTTTGAGGGTGATGAAAGAAGTACCGTTATCAGTGCCTTCTACTAAGTTAACTCCACTGCCAACTGTGGCAGAGTTAATTGACCAATATCTACCAGATCCAACAAATTGATTATTTGCTGTTGTAGAATCGATGCCGACATAAAGATCATAACTGTCGGTAGTAAAGCCTGGTTCACCTGCCCTCAGTCCAGGGAGATTGCTAAGGAGGCCTCTCTTAAACTGAATTACGGGAGCCGCCATCTTCTTTAATTTACATTACTTTTTACTATTTAGACTAAAAACTTCCTCCATCATATTTGAAGTTTGCACCTTCTCTTGGTTCAACTTCGACTTCCAACTGGTCTACAAAAGAATCGTCAATATCTCCGTCTTCAGCAGATACAGATAATGCAGTGTCAAATGGTATTAAATCGAATTTGTCACTGGTTGAATTGTATCTCATAACATAACGATTTTTTGCTGCTGTAAGTGGAGCAACATCCAAATCAACAAGATCTCTAAGTCTAGTTGCCATTAGAAACTCCCTGCATCGATGTCTCCTGCTTGAACTCTACCAAAATCCAACTCGTCTTCCAACTGAGTTACAAATGAATCTTCAATATCTGCATCTGACGCTGATTGGAATAATGCCTCATCTGGAGTTGATAATACAAATTTATTGGTGGCACTGTCATATGTAACTAATAAACCATCTTTTGTTAAATCTAATGTTCCAAAATTAGTATCTCCCATTTCAGCAGCAGCTGATGGATTACGAACAGATCTAATTGACGGTTTGGTTATTCTTGATTTTTTTGTTATTGTATTTGAAGTTGTTACTTTTCTAACTACTGGCATGATTATGTTGTAGTAATGCCTGCTTCTACCAAAGCCATCCCCTCTACCAATCTAGAAACTGCACCTGAAGGAGATTCTAAACGAACATCATATTGATATCTTCCTGGAGTTAGTCCAACTGTAACTCCGCTTGTCATGGCAATTGATACTTCTCCAGTAGATCCTGTTATTGAAACTGAAAATGATGTGGATGATGTAGAACTAAAATGTTTTTTTATTCTAGCAGTTCCAGTATAACCAGCAAGGTTTGATGCAGAACCATCACTTTCGGTTGAAGTGAAAGTTTCTCTAAAATCCGCACCTTGAGGAATAACTATATTAATAACAGGATTTGCTGCCATGATCCTTTTTTAACTATTTAGTCTCGTCTTTATCTATATTGCTATTCTTCAAAAGTTTTGATAATTCTGCAGTAGAACCAACAAAGAGAGCATTGGTCACATTAGTTGGACCTTTAGTATGGGTTTCTTCTTCAACATCTTTAAGTTTCTTTTGCAACTCCATTAACTTATCCGTAGCATCAGCTACATTTTTGATTAATTGACCAGCAACCTCATATGCTCTAGGCATTTCACTCTCTT